AAACCATTCTGGTTTCGCCATTGGGAATATTTACAGTAGCCCCGCTTCCTTGTTTGATGTTTATGATTTGTGAGCCACTGGTTGCGTTTTCGATAATCTGAATACGACTCATTGTGTTTGGTGCAATGGTGAGCACTCTGGTTGCGGATAAAGAACCACTTGATGTGACCTTGAAATAGAAAGCGCGAGCAGGGTCTGCTGCGCCATCGGCTACAGTGGTTGTTACATTTGCATCACTGGAAAAAGACTCTTGAGTTGCATAACTCACTGCTTCTCCAATAAGCTCTAAATTCGTGTTGGTTGATGTGCCCCAAGTTCCTGATTCGTCCCCCGTGGTGATTTCTTTTAACCTAAGATCATTTACATATGTAGCCATTTATCTTCTCCGATTAATTTTTTGATTATACCTTATTTTTTATAAAAATTAAGCAACTTCTTGCCATCCTGGTGTTTGAGTGGTAGAAACATCGCTATAGTTAGGTGTTTGCGAAGTATTAATCAATCCCCAAATATTTAGAGATTCAATTTCTCCTGTTCCATAAACTCCTGTTAATGCAATATTAGCATGTCCAACAGCAGTTATTGAACCAAGTGCCGATGTCAACGCATCACTGGTAACAGCGATAATGTTATTTGTAATAGTGCTAACACTACCTAAAGCACTGGTTCCTGCAACCCCTGTTGGATAAACATTAGCAGCACCAGTAACAGTTTCATCCCCTTGAGAAACTGTGGAAGCTGTACCACTAACTCCAGTAATTGCAAAACCTGCTGCGATCACAGTGCCTACTGCACCTGTGCCGGCAAGCCCTGTCTCAGCGACTATTGCAGCACCTGTTGCGGTGACACTTGCTAATGCACTGGTTCCTGCGACTCCGGTTTCAGTAACATTGGCTGCACCCGTTGCAACAATTGTACCAACAGCACCTGTACCAGCAAGTCCTGTTACGGCAACATTTGCCGCAGCAGTAATAGTTAAGGAACTTATTGCACCTGTGCCTGCTAAACCAGTAAGTTCAACAGGGATTGGCTCACCCCAAGTGAGTTGACCCCAAGTCCCTCGACCCCAGCCAGTGATATTAGCCATTGGCTAACTTACGCTATTCTAATAACAGCGTTACTTGCGTCTGCGGTTGGGAAAGTTATGGTAAAACTGCCTGCTGTGCTTGTTTTATCACCGCCGAAATCAAAGACTGCAACCGCAGGATCACCTGTAGCTGTTTCATTGAAAATCATACAAGCTCTTGCAGTAATAGTGCAAGTACCAAAAGTCAAATCAGCAAAATCAGCAAATGCCGTAGTTCCTGAAGTGGTTGGAGTTACATTGGTTAATGTGCCTCCTTTGGCAGTGTAATTTGTGCCTGTTGCTTCCTGACTGGTACTATAAGCAGTAGTGGAAGCACTCATAGTAGCTGAACTGGTATAAAGAGCCAGCTTAAAGGTATTGCCTCCAGTCGTTTTAAAGTTATGTACTGCTTGCATAAGCTCACTTTTGAAAGAAGTACACATTGCTTGTGTTGTAGCCATTATAGCCTCCTTAATAAGTAATTATCATATGGCACTTATTTTTAAAAGCATGTGCCTGTGCTTTTATTTGATCCGGTGCTGTATCTGCAACCGAAACTAATCTGTTGGTTGCCATTTCAGCAACCTCTTTTACTGTATGCCCTCTATTGTGGGTAGTTTTTACCACTAGATCGCCTACAGATAATTCAAAAGCATCTGTTTCCATCAATAAACTTCTGGTTCTGGTGGACCTAAAATAACTGGAATATCCTTCCGTCCTGAAACTCCAAAAGGTTTTTCTTCCTTAAGCTGAACTTCGGAGAAATTAGTTATTTTTAGTTCACCATCTTTCAAATATACCACAGGTGGATTATTAAGCCTATGGTATCCGTATAATTTTTCTTTCTCTGGAATATTTGTGTCCAACATTGGTGAAGTTGCTGCTACTGAAACATCAATTCCTTGTGCCATGCATTTGGCTAACCAAAATTCACAACAGCCTCTTCCCAGTTCACCAAAATGAACATTGGTCGTATAACTGAAATCTGCGCCATAAAGACTGATTCCAGCTACTTTCTTATACAGGGCAAAAGCAATGGCATAGGCAATTGTATTGTTAAAATAACCACAATTTGTTGCTTTTATTACTTCTTTAAGTGGATATAGTTCAAGGTTCGGAACCCTTCTGTCCAATTCACAAGAATAAATAGGACATTTTAATTTTGGCAATGTTTTTCGTAAAACCTTGGTCTGTGGTCCAGCATCATTGGTTTCAAAGAACCTGGACACAGGATCCATTATAAATACTCGGTCTGGGTTAACCACCGCACACATGGAATTAATTGCCCAAATTTCATCGTATTCCTTGCTATGACTGATGGACATGTGATAATCAAGCTGGCTTTTGCCCATGGCAACAATGGCAACATATTTGCCTTTTAGCTTTTTAAACATTGGCTGTTCCCTGTGGCATTATTTTAATACTGTCATGTCTTGCTTCATCGCGTACATTTTTAAATTCACCAAGAAGCTTTAACATGGCTAATGCTTCTTGAAACTTAGTTTCATATAGCATAATTGTATCTGGTGAAGCTTTCATAAAAACGGCTCCTTCCACTAAACAACCATAGAGCATAGCATTTGGCGCATTTTCTGAAAGCCAACTTTTATTATCGTCTCCCACAGTTGTCAAAGATGCAGGTCTATAATAATAATGTAATTCAACAGTTAAATCACTTGAAGGAGTTGGAGCAACTATAAAAGTATCATCATCAAACTGGGCATAGTAAAGGGGTTGTCCTTCTGTGGCTACTGCTGGAGTATAATCTCTAATCCAGGAGACATGTTTAAGCAATAAATAGCTATAATTACTGCTTGAATCTAAAACAGCCAAACTATAAGAAGACAAAAAATCTGTTGGAGTGCCTAAATAAGTATTGCCATCGGTAAGTGTTCCTGATACATTTTTACGAAAAACAGGAAGCTGTACAGCTTTTAAGATTCTTTCTTCTGTGGTTTGAATAAATGTATCTAAAGATAATTCTGAGTTGCTGTTTTTAAACCACTGTATGTAAATCCTGCCATTATCCTGTACTCACTGTCACATTACCTAATTCACCAGTCCCTTCTTCCCCTTCAAATTTACTACCAATAGGGTCATCTGTAAATGTCATTGCGTTACTTCCTGTCGACGAAATAACAGTGGATGAAAGGTTTGTAGTAGTAACAAGTCCTAATTGTGCTCGTGGTAAAGGGACTTCTGGTCTAGCTTTCCACAAAGCTTCAGCATCCCCCGTTATTGATGCAGGATCTAATTGTGGTTGTTTGGGTTCATAACACTCAATACAAACTCTATTTCCATTCCACGTCATCTTTGCAGTTGTATAAGGATATGCCCATCCACAAGTATCACAGATGAACTTGGCATATTTACCGCTTGCATATGCCACTATATATACTCATGTTTAGGAACAAGCCGTATAGAAGAACGATCTTCATCGTATTTCAAAGCATTCGTTAAGTCTTGTTCATACAGACCCTTTAGTAGTTCTACTTTTTGAACGTTCTTTTTTAAACACAAATAATAAGCTAATCCTGAAACCAAAGGAGGTATAAACCGACTGGGGATATCTACATCATTAACCGAAGCACTAGAATCTTGTATCCTTTGCCAAACATAGTAAACGAGTTTATCTGTTGAGTTCTCGGGTGTTGGATAAAGATGAATCACAGGGGTTTTTGCCCTTTCCAACCAATATTGTGTTGGTCTAGCTTTTGTTGCTTTGGTGGGAATACCTACAAATTCATTACGATCAATTCTATTTATGGAATAGTCCGTAACAATATCACTAACAGTTTTTTGTATATAGGCATCTAAAATGTCTATATCATAAGCATTAATGGTGTATTCGCTAGTTCCTTCAGTAAGGGTAAGGGAAACCTTAGTTACTTCCCACATTTGAATACCCCTGTTTGACCAATCTGCAAGCATGATAT